GTTTAACGATTTTGTTTCTGAGTATATGTCAGTTAGTCAAACAAGTGGACCTGATTGGAACGAAGAAAGCCAAGAACTTGGAGAACATGCTGACAGAAGATTAGAAAGAATTGATGCTTGGGCCAATAGTGTTTTTGATGAAAACAACTATAATGTATTTGCAGGTATTCCTGCTTCTGCAAATATGGTTAAGTTCTTTGAAAATGTTATGGAGCTAAATGGTCAGCCTAAATTTAATATGACATCCAATACTGAGTTTCAAGAATCTGTTACTAGAGAAGATTTAATGGCAGCTCAAAGAGATGAGAAATACTGGAAGAATGGTGGAGATCCTAATCATATTGCTAAAGTTAGAGCCATGGCAGATCAGTTATCTAGGAAACGTGCATAGTAATGTGAATTAACAAAAGTCTTTATATCTGAAAGATTGAAGTTACTTGAAGGCTCGTAGAGTTACTTATAGGCCCAGGAATGGAATAACCTTAGTGTAGTAGTGAAGCGAATAACCAGAATAGTATAAATATTAACTTTAAATCGGAGGCTATAATGGCACTTACAACCATAAGCACATCCTTTATTGAAGAGTTTGAATCAGGGGTACATGTTGCGTACCAGAGAATGGGTTCAAAACTTAGGAATACTGTTCGTACTAGAAATGGTGTGAAGAACAAGACTACATTCCAAAAAATCGGTAAAGGTTTTGCTACTACAAAAGCAAGGCATGGTAACATTGCACCAATGAACCTTGCACATACAAACGTTAACGTCACAGTTGAGGATTATTTTGCTGGTGAATGGGTCGATGATCTAGACCAGTTAAGAATCAACCATGATGAGATGCAAGTTGCACAACAGTCAGGTGCTTATGCATTAGGTAGAAAGACAGATGATTTAATCTTAGATCAGATGACTACAACTACTTCTGCACATGACGAAACAACTAACGGAATAACTTTAGCATGGGCTTTAGAGCTTATGGAAAAGTTTGGAAACAATGAAGTCCCTGATGATGGTCAGAGATATGCATGTGTTGGTTGGGAGCAATGGTCTCAGTTAATGGCTATAGATCAATTCTCAAGAGCTGAGTACATTGGTCAAGATCAATTACCTTTCCCTACTGGTGTTACAGCCAAAAGATGGTTAGGTTTCATGTGGTTTGCACATGGTGGTCTAGCTGGACGTAATGGATCAGGAGCAGCAGGAACTACTCATAAAGAGTGTTTTGCTTACCATAGAGATGCCGTTGCTCATGCAATCGGTACTGACATCACTTCAAATATGCAATATCACAACGATAAGGACAGTTACTTTGTATTAAACAAAATGCAACAGAACGCAGTCTTAATCGATGCTGAGGGTGTATTTGAAATGGAACTTAAGAATTAGGAGGTAGACATGGCGTTAGTACAAGCAGACTTAAGTTTAGTTTCTTATTCAGGTAATGGTTTCCATATTTGGAACTATAAATCTACTGGTGATGCTCTTAACACAATAGATGCTGCAGGATATTTCAATGCACTAGTTGCTGAAATGAATGTAGGTGATGTAATATTCATCAACGCATCTAATGGTTTTGGTATTACGACTGTAGTATCTAATGATGGATCAGCAATCGATACTGCTGATATTGTTAGCATGACAGCAGACAATAGATAATGGCTAAGAAACCAACAAAAACTAAGGAGGTGGCTGTAAAGGCCACTTCCTCTCATTCAGTAAAAACATCTAATGGCGTTGTTTATACTGTTAAATTTGGATCAAAAGTAAAACTTGGGAGTAAAGTAGATGCCAAAAGCAAGTGATGGTAAAATGTTTGCTTATACAGCAGAAGGTATGAAAGCTTTAAAAGAGTATGAAGCAAGGTTAAAAAGAAATAATAAAAATATGGGTAAAAAGAAAAAGGATGTTAATGACTCTGATAAAACAGAAAGTCCTTATAACAAGTTACGTTCTGATAACGCACCTAACACATAGAGGCTGATATGAGTGGAAAAGGTTTATCAAATAATCCTAAAGGTAGAGTTAAAGTTGCTAATCGTATGGAAAGCCATAGAGCATATTTTGGTGCATTAGCTGAGAAAAAATCTCTTATTCCAGAAAGACCTTATTCATTTGAAGGTAACAAAATTGATAAAGCTAAATATAATCAATTTGCAAAATCAGCAGGCACAGGAATACCTCAAGCAGATGACAAGTTAAATAAAAAATTTGCTAGGCATGGATCAAGACATAATCGCTTATCAGGTGCGATAGAAAAAGATAAGATTAAAAAAGGCATTAAAACAGCAAAAACTATGGGCAGTATAGTTAAAGGTCTTAGAAACATTACTGTTCCTGGGATTATCTCTACAATTATGAAACCTAAGAAAGTTGGCGATGCTACTTTAAACAAAGGTGAGTATAGGAAAGTTAAGTAATGGCTGATTTTTCAAAATATACAACAGCACAACTTGAAGCTATGTTAGCTAAGATGAAAGCTGAAAAATCTAAAACAGGTTCTACGTTATCTATTGAGCAAATAAGAAATGCACAAAAAAGAATAAATAAACAAGAAACAAAAATTCCTTCAAATTTATCTAAAACTATGGGGTCTATTAAGTAATGCCAAATACTGCCAAGACCGACATTGAAGTTGCACAAAGATCTATGGTTTTAGTAGGTATGGAGCCGTTATCTTCATTTACAGATTCAACAGACGAAGCATTGGTTATGAATACGACTTATGAAGATGTTGTTGAGGACTGTCTTGCACAAAATAATTGGAACTTTGCTACTGGTCAGATTCAGTTATCAAGATTAGCTGATTCTCCAGTTGATAGATGGGATGCAGCTTATGCAATGCCTACAGATCCTGCAGTTATACAAGTGCAAACTATAACTATTGATGATGTTGTTCAGCAATATGATATATATGAAAAGTATATATATATAAATGCAGGTGAAAATGATAGAGTTGTTTTAAACTATATTTTTAGAGTGGATACACAGTATTGGCCACCAGCATTTGCATTATGGGTTATATATCGTTTAGCATCTATTTTGGCTTTGTCTGTTACAAGAAAGGCAGATATTGCAAGATCATACAGTCAACTGGCAGATGTGCAATTTAGAAGAGCCAAAGCCAGAGATGCACAACAAGTGACAACACAACAAGTGGCACTTAGTAGATTTCATAGAATAAGATTAGGATCAGGAATCTTTGCGAAGATTGAAGGGGACACTTGAAAGTTGAATGAATGGCATTATTAAGAACATTTTTTACCAATTTTTCATCAGGGGAGTTATCCCCTCTTTTATCATCTAGGGTTGATGCTGAAGCATATAAAAATGGTGCATACAGATTACGCAATGTAAGACTTAAGGCACAAGGTGGTTGTATAAGAAGACCAGGTCTAAAGTATTTACAAACACTTGCAAATGAATCTTATCAAACAGAAGCTTATATATATGATGAGGATGAAGCTTACATTCTGTTATTTAGTGCGACTAAACTTAGAATAGTAGATATATCTGATCCTACAAACATACTGCAAACTATTACTGGTTGTCCTTGGCAATCTTCACAAATAGGTTCTTTAGTGGTATCGCAAAGTGGTGATACTATGTTTATTACACATCCATCTATACCTATGCAAAAGCTAACAAGAACAAGTGCAAGTAACTTTAACAGAACAAACTATACATTCGATGTATCTTCTGGTTTAAGCTTCCAACCATATAATAGATTTGTTGCAGGAAGTATTACTATAACGCCTGCTCAAACACATGGAACAACAACTTTTACAACTAGTGCAGATTACTTTACAGCAGATTATGTTGGTTTGTATCTTAGATTAGTTGATTCTGCAGGATTAGTTAAGCATGCTTTAATTACAGCATATACAAATGCGACAACAGTAACGGCAACTTTGTCAGGAACATTATCGAATACAAATGCTATTACTGATTGGCAAGAGCCAGTATTTAGTTCTGTCAGAGGATATGCTAGAACAGTTACTTTTCATGATCAAAGATTAATATTTGGTGGTAGTCGTGACTTACCTAATTTTTTATTTATGTCAAAGATAGGTGAGTTTACAAACTTTGATATTGGAATTGGAAATGATGATGAATCAATACAAATACAAATCGCAGAAGCTCAAGTTTCAGAAATTAAAGCTATGCAGTCATTTCGATTTCTTACAATCTTTACATCTGAGCAAGAACTCTATGTGCCAACAAGTGAGAACAAGCCTCTTACACCAGCAACAATTACAGTTAAGAAACAAACGAGTTATGGATCAGGAGCAGTGCAACCACAAGAATTTGATGGAGCAATAGTTTATCTTACTAAATCAAAAGGTGCAGTACGTGAGTTTATATTTTCTGATTTATCACAAGCCTACAATTCAGATTCAATAACATTACTATCAGAACATATAATAGGAACTCCTATAGCTATTGAAGCACAAAGAGAATCTGCTGATCAAATGGAAGGTTATTTATACCTTCTAAATTCTGATGGATTTATGCCAGTATTTATGTCTATTAGAAAAGAAAAAGTCCAGGGGTGGGTTAGATATGACACTGATGGATTATTTAAAAATATGTCAAACGTAAACAGACAAATATATACAGTTGTTCAACGTACTATAAATAGTGCAACTGTCACATCTTTGGAGTTGTTTCAAAATGACCATTATTTAGATATGTCATCACAACAAACTGGAAGCTCAACGGCAACATGGACTGTGTCACATTTGCCAAACACATCAGTCCAAGTTAGATCAGGTAATTATAGTTTAGGTACATTCACTACAAATGGCAGTGGTCAAATAACATTAGGTCAAGCCGTAACTTCAGTAGAAATTGGATTAGCTTATACTCCTGAGATTACAACCTTGCCTCCTGAGATGCAATTACCAGATGGTGTAAGCGTTGGTCAAAAACGTAGAGTTGTTAGAGCTGTTTTAGATTTAGTTTCTACTTTGAATGTAAAAGCTGGTGGAACAAGAATATTGTTAAGATCAGTTACAGATGACTTTTCACAAGAGCCAACTTCTCTTACACAAAGAAAAGAAGTGTATTTACTAGGATGGTCAAAAGAAGGTAGAGTAACAGTAACACAAGAAGAACCATTACCAATGACGTTAAATGGTATATTATTAGAAGTGGAAGTATAATGGGTGCTGCAGGTTATGGATTAGCTGCTGTAATGTCACTAGCTGCTGCAAAGCAAGCAAAAGCTGGTTATCAAATGGAAGCACAGTCAAATAGAGAACAAGCTGAATTAGCACAAATAAATGCTGATCAAGAAGCTATTAATAGAACTGCTCAACTTAATGCACAACTAGCATCTATATCAGCTACGGCTGGTAGTGGTGGTATTAATATTGGTAGTACTAGTATTGCTAATATAAAGAGAAGAGAAACTCAACTTGCTCAAGCAGATGTATCTGCAACAAAGTTATTAGGTGCATCAAATAGACGTAAATATCAGATAGGTGCTAAGACTGCTGAAACTAAAGGCAAAGCTGCAGTTCTTACAGGTATTAGTAATGCAGCAGGTCAAGCTACAAAAGCATATTATTCGGAGTAAGTAAGCATGGCTATTAAAAGAACTATACAAAGACAAATTTTAGTAAAGCCAACTGGTGTAAATGATGCAGGAGCAGGGGCTAAGGCTATGGCACAAGCAGGCCAAAACATAGCCAATACTATTTCTAATGTAACTAGCTTTATAGATGATAAGCAACTTGAAGATGCTGTGTTAGATGCTGAAATCAAAGGTAAGCAGATTGGCACACAGACTGTTAAAGATAAAAATGGTAATTTAGTTCCCAAACCATTGGATTTAATGACACTAAATTCATTTACATCAGATATATATAACAAAAGAAACTTAAGAAAAGCTCAACAATATTTTAAAAATCAAGCAATCAACAGTTATGGATTGTCTTTACAAAATCATGCAGTTGATACAGCTAACAATTTCTTGGCAATGAATGAAGGTAAGGTTGATGAAAAAGGCAATCTTATGGTTAGAAATGCTGGAGATAGTTATATAGATGGTATTAAGAAGCAAGTTGCTCCAGAAGTATTTGCTGCAATTAGTCCTACACTAAGTAACATATGGGGTAAGGCGACAAGAAAAGCTTCTGCAATACAAATCAAAAATGTAAAAGAAACTAATATTTTTAACGCAACTAAAGGTTTGCAAAATATATTACAAATGGAAATTAATTCTATTTCCAATGGTGGTAATGATGAAGATGCATATATTATAGAAACAACTAAGCCAAAAATGTTTGATATAATTGATCAAAATGTTAGTAGCAAAATACAAGGAGAAAAAATAAAGTTAGAATATAATCAATCATTACAGACTGGTGTTGCTGTAAATGCTGTTGATTTAGCATATGAAGCTGGGGTCTCTATTCCAGAACTTCTTAACATGTCCATATCAACAGGTAAAAATTTTGCAAATAACGTAGATATAGATGGTGATAAAATTGCAACAGCTATGAGAGCTAAAATTGCTATTTACGAACAAATAGAAAAAGATATTTTACAAAAACGAACATATGATTCTAGAGTTTTAGTTTCTAATCTAGAGTTAAAGGTACAAAATGGGATAGTAGTTGAAGAATCTGATGTAGCTAAACTTACTGATATAGATCAAAATAGATTTAGTAAGTTTAAAAATGCATACAATAAGACTAGTGATAATAATGCTTCTAAAATATTTAATCTACAAATTGAAAATAAAATCGACAGAATAAAAGCAGATATTATTAAACCAGCAAAACCTGATTTAGTAAATGAATTATCTGGAGAAACACAGCCTATACTTAAAAACAGAGCAAAAGTATCTTTGATAAATGAATTGGTTGAAAAAGTTGGCCATAAAGATATGAGCAACACTAATAGGAGAAAAATACTTAATCTTGTTAATGATGTTGCAAAACAAACATTGAAACTAGACAACGATACATTTAAAGCAAATATAGAACGTATGTTTAATGGCAGTGTATCTACTATTATGATACCTCCAGAAACTTTATTAACACCACAATATATAGACTCATTAAAAGCTAGAAACGTTATAGGTATTACACCTGAGAATGCTTATACTGAAGAGTCATGGATAAAAAGAGTTAATACATACGCAAAAGATTATAGAATTAAACAAAATGAAATTTATCAAGCTAGCCAGTTAGGTTATAATTTAGAAAACAATATAGGATACACAAACCCACAAAAGACTTATATGGACAATAAGTTAATGCCTAAAACATTTGTTATGAATGGTAATACTGTAGATATAGATATTCTAAATTCAAACGAAGATATTAGAAACGAAAGTCTTAAGATAGTAACAAGTCATGTAACTTCATTGGGATATATACCTAAGAACATTTCACAAATATTTAATAGTTCAAAAACACTAAATGATGAGAATTTTGCTTATGCTAAATCTGCTTATTTAACTATTAAGAATGCTATAATTAAAAAATATCAAAATGGAGAATCTATGTTTGAGCTTATTGTAGGTGATAAGTTTAGTTCAGTTGATTCTAATTTGATGGAATCAGCTATGATGTATGACAATGCATCAGAATTTAGACAAGTTCATAGCACAACTTCTGTTAATAGAAATTTATCACAACATATAGGATCAGATCAAAATGAAACAATTACTTTTGATGAATCATTTAATAGAGTTAAAAATTATTTAGATGCAAATTTTATTGAAAGCTTTTGGGTAGATAAGGTTGGTGGTGCTGATTATGAAGACAGAGCATTAAAAGCTTGGGTTGAACAAAGTGGTGCTTCTAATTTTGATGAAGCTGTGTTTAAAGATCCTTTTATAAAAAACGAGATCATAAAAAATGTTAAAAGCCAAATAGCATCTGGTAGTGTGGCCCCAGGGCAAGTAGGGTTAGATGTTGCAGTTAAAAAAGCATTGTATAAGTTTGCAGGTAATTTAAGCGTACATCAAGATCAATTTGGAAATACTCATTTAATAAGAGGAGTGAGTATTGTAAAAGCAGCACAATCTACAGTTCCTAGTGGTGGCCCTATAGTCACTAAAGAAATAATTAAAAAAGATATGTTACGTAGATATGGAGAAACTTTTAGTGCAGGCACAGACAGTGAAATAAATGATGCTATTGATAATGGTAATATAATGTTTGTAAAATCAAATGATGTTGTTGGAGAACCTACATATAAAGCAATAGCTATTACTAATGATGGTAGGTATGAAACTATTGCTGATAATTATTCATGGAATTATAATGGATCACAATTACAAAGTGATTATAATGAAGCTTTACAAAAAATATCAGATGGTGGTGTTAGAAAATTATTAGGTAGTTTAGATTTTATGTCTAGAAATAACTTAGAAGCTGTAATGTCATCTATAGAAAGTAATAGAGACTATACTGAATCTTTAAAGTATTTAGTTAATAGTTATAACTCTATAGCACAATCTATAAATTCTGCACCAGTGGTTTACAGTCAAATATTGCCTTACTTAAATCAACGCAGGTCGGACAAAGAATTAAGAACATTTTTTGATAACTTTAGATTGCTTAGGTTTGATATTAGATGATTGAGCCACATTTAAAACCAATTCAACAAAAAATATTAGGTAGCTTAGATGATACATCAGATATAGAAATTGCTTCTTACAATGATGTATATAAGAGTCCACTAGTTGCTCCAGAAGAATATAGTTTTAAAGAATCTTATATGGCTGGTTACAGGCAATTAAGTGGTGGTCCATCTTTAATGCGTATGATTGATAATACTAGTTTTACAGACGATCCAGAATATGATCCACTTGCAGATAAACAAATTCCCGAAGGATATGAGTGGAGATTTTTAAATAGTTCTAGTGCTGAAGAAACATCCGTAAGGCTTGAAAGGCTTGAGCAAGATCTTTTAGATATGGATATAATTCAAAATGGTAACTTATTAGGGGTAGGTTTAGGTGGATTAACTTCTCCATTAACTTTTGCTCCTTTAGGCACATTTAAAATTTTAAGTCAAACTAGTTTCCTAAAAAGATTTGTTGGTAGTGCAGCATTTACAACTGCTATATATGCTCCAGAAGAATTTTTAATTGCTTCACAATCTGAGGGAAGGAGTGAGCTTGCTCATACTTTAATCCCATTATTAGGAGCTGGATTAATAGGTGGTACAGTAGGTGGTCTTTTTGGAAGAAGAATAAGTAAAAGCAATAATTTTGCAGAAGAATTTGCACAAAATGGAGAAGAAGGAATCTTCAGAAGTGCTGGTGCAATGGTTAATCCAAATAGCCCTGCTGTTTTAAGGCAAACTTTAAATGGAGAAGCATTAGCAGAAACTGGAATTAAACTAGAAAAGTTAAAATGGAATCCAGTTACTAGATTAAGCTTAAGTGCAAATATAACTGCCAGGAAGTTATCAGCAGGACTTGTTGATATGGGTGGCATGATCCAGAAAAAAGTAAGAGGTGGTGATATACTAGGTGAATCTATGGATCAATCTGTAGAAACTTCTTTTAGAACTACTTATCTTAGTTCTTTATTAGATGGTATAAGAGCAACTGATACAGCTTATCTTGCTTTTAGAGGTGTTGTTGCAAAGTCTGGAGATATTGGCAGATCAATGCAAATGCTCAGTCAAAAAGGTAAAGACATTATACAACGTAATAACACATTATCTGAATTTGGCTTTCGTGAAAGAGTTGCTAAGGCAATGAGAAATGGTGATATTGATGAAGTTGTTGATACTGCAACACCTTATGTTAACCAAGCTGCATCAGGATATAGAAAACACTTTGATAAAATAAAACAAAATGCAGAAGACGTTAAGTTGTTTGAGATAGAATTAGGCAAGAAAATCAAAGGGTTAGAGATAGCTGTCCAAGAAGGACGTGCTACTGCTGATCAGTTAGCAAAAGCCAAAGCAAGATTAGTGCAGTTAAGACAACAAGGCGTGCTTCTTAATACAGCAACTGGTTATGTACCAAGAGTACCTAGAATTGACAAGATAGAGAAAAATGCAGAACAATTTAAAACAATAGTTAGTAACTGGGCTATGGGTCATTTTCAATACTCAAGAAGAGAAGCTGATGAATATGCTGATGAGATTATACTTAACTATACAAATAGCAAACCATTTTATAATTTAGATGAAAGTGCTGATTCTATAGACTGGATTACAAATGCAAGTGGTGTTAAGTCAAGATCGTTTGAAATTCCAGATAAGTTAATAGAAGATTTTTTAGAAAATGATATAGAGGTGTTAGCAAGACACCATACTAAAACTATGGGAGTTGACATTGAACTCACAAGAAAATATGGCGATGTGTCTATGTCAAAAATCATTGAACAGATCACACAAGAATATGATGCCTTAATAAGACAAGCCCCCACTATTGCTGAGAAGCAAAAACTTAAACAAGGTTTAGCAGATGATCTTAGAGATGTAAGGGGTTTAAGGGATAGATTAAGAGGCACATTTGGTGCATCAAAAGATCCACATAATATGACTAGTCGATTTGTAAGACAGATGAAATCATTCAATGTTTTAGTCGGTATGGGTGGTGCAGCTATATCATCTATTCCTGATGTTGCTAGACCTATTATGACAGAAGGTTTTAAAAATGTTTATGAGCATGGCTTTAGACATATGTTTAAAAGTAATAGATCTATTGTAAAGCAAATGACACAGAAAGAAGCAAGGCAAGCTGGCATAGCAGTAGATGCAGCTTTAGGATTACGTGCAAACTCATTCTCAGATATAGGTGATTTGTTTGGTAGTCGTTATGCTATGGAAAGAGCATTAAATCAATCTACTGGTATATTCTTTATGATGAATGGTTTAAATTATTGGAATCAGGCTATAAAGGAATTTACTAGTAATATCATTAGTTTACGTATGACAAGTGCTATTATGTCTAACTGGTCTACTCTTAGTAAAACTGACAGACGTAAGTTACTAGCCAATGGTATTGATGAAGCTGATCACCAAAAAATGAAGAATCTTATTAGGGACAAAGGCCAGAAAGTTGATGGAGAATGGTTGCCTAACACATCTTTATGGGGCGATAAAGATATGGTTTTGAAGTTTAGAAACGCATTAAATCAATCAGTTGACAGAACTATTATTACCCCAGGAGCTGGTGACAGAGCTTTATGGACTTCAACAGAAATGGGTTCTTTAATCACGCAGTTTAAAGGTTATGGTCAAGGTTCTACTGTAAGACTTTTAACATCAGGTCTACAAGAAAAAGACAGTTCTTTTTGGCAAGGAGCATTTGTTCTTGTAAGTATGGCTTCATTGGTTAATGAATTTAAAAAGAAACAATATGGTATTAATAAAGAGCAAACATATTCAGAGTTAATGACTGATGCTATTGATCGCAGTGGAATACTTGGTTGGTTTACAGACGTTAATAACTCAGTAGAAAAGCTTTCTGATTATAGATTAGGCCTAAGACCTATTATGGGTAAAAGCCAAGGTTATTTACCATTTGGTGCAAAAGCAGGTGCTTTATTTGGTCCTGCAGCAAGTAATATAACAACTGCAGCAAGTGTTGCTACAGACATAGCTACTGGTGAAGCTGATGATAAAACGTTAAGAAGTGCAAGATTTATAACTCCAACTGGTAATTTGCCATACCTAGATCCTATATGGGATGAAATAATGGCTGCAAAGTGATGTGAATTAACAAGATGGTGCAATATAAGTAAAGGTATATATTATGGCTACTATTTCGATTAATGATAATGATGCAAGAATACAACACGATATAGGCTCTAGTGGTAACACTGCTGGGGTTACACCATTTCCTATTGATTTTCCATTTTTTAATTTAGACGACATTGATGTTACTATTACAAATAGTTCAGGTGTAGATACGGCTATATCTAGGGGTACTGGTGCTAATACTTTTTCTGTATCAGGTACTGCAGTTGACGATGGTTTTTCAAGTGGCAATATAATATTAAACACTCAATATACTAGTTCTACAGTTACTATAACAAGAGACATTCCTATAGAAAGAATTAGTGACTTTGCTACATCGGGACCTTTTAATATATCTAGTCTTAATACTGACTTAGATAAAATCTATGCAGTTATGCAGCAACTTGAAACTAATAATGCTAGAGCATTAAGTTTGCCAACAACAGATACTTTAACCTCAATAACACTACCAACCAATACATCTCGTAGAGGTAAGTATTTGGCTTTTAATGCATCAACTGGTGATGCTGAAATTGGAGGCAGTGTAGCTGATACGGGTACTGTTGCTACAATATCAGCTAACATTACTACAGTAGCAAGTATACAAGCTGACATTACAACATTAGCACATCTACAAGATGGTACAACTGCTACTAATGCATTAAGTAATTTAAATACAAAAGCAAACGATATATCTACTGTGGCGAATATACATGGTAATGTAACTACAGTTGCAAATAATTTGACTGCCATTAATAATGCTTCTGACAATGCTACTAAAGCACAAAACTACGCAATTAAAGTAGATGGTGTAGTGCCAAGCACTTCTGATTTTTCTGCAAAAGCACAAGCTGTAGGTGGTACTGGTGTAACTGACGTAAGTGGTTCAGCAAAAGAATGGGCATTAGGTGGTGGAACTAATCCTAGTGCAACGGTTCATGTAAATACTGGAGATGAATATTCTGCAAAAGGATATGCAGTTGGAGCAATAGATAGAGGTTCTAATACTGGCAAACATTCTGCTAAAGATTGGGCAACTTATACTGCAGGTACAGTAGATGGTACATTGTATTCTGCAAAGTATTATGCACAACAAGCAGAAACTAATGCCACAGATTTTTCTAATGTATATCAAGGCACACATTCTTCTGATCCTAGTGGTGGTACAGTAAGTGCAGGAGATTTATATTACAATTCAACTAGTCAAAGTATTAAATTTTATAATGGCTCTGCTTGGGTAGCCATTGAAGCAGTAGACACATCAACATTATCAACTAAGGGATTTGCTACAGCAATGGCTGTGGCTCTATAAGGGAGTAAAATATGGCTCAAGATTTTGAACGTAACATACTGACTGGGATAGGTACAATACCTGATGATATTCCTAGTGGTGCAGATTTTAATTCTGATGACACAATCATTGGTATTAACATGGCAAACACAAGTGCCAATGCTATAACGGCATCATGCTTTATGACCTCAAGTGTTCTTAGTTATGGCTCTGATTTTAATTTTGCAGTTACTGTATCAGGTAGTAATTTTTTAATAGATGGTCAAACTAAACCTGCTATAACAATATACAAAGGTTTTACTTATACATTTGACTTATCAAGCAATACGATAAGTAGTGGGTCACATGTTTTTGCTTTAGCAACAGAAGCTAATGGTGCTAACAGTTCAGGTTATACAACTAATGTTGTTACTAGTGGAACACAAGGTCAAGCAGGTGCAACTCTTACTTTAACAACTACGTCAACAACTCCAACAACATTATATTATTATTGTACTGCACATACTGGAATGGGAAATACTATAACCTCATCTAACGTACATTACATAATAAAAGATGCACCAATTCCAAGTGGATCGTCACTACAGTTATTAGATGGTGGTGCAAAGATGGTGGTGCAAAATGGAGACAGAATGTTTTTTCAATCAAGCACAGCATCTAGTTTAGATGTATGGGTTTCAAGAGTGGATTCGATTAGTACATAATGGCATATATAGGAAACCAAGCAGATACAGCATTTACAAGTCTTATAAAGCAAGACTTAACTGGTGCTAGTGGCACAAGCCTTACATTAACTCATGCAGTCGCTAATGCCAATGACATAGCATTGTATATAAATAATGTAAGACAAGAGCCAGTATCTGCATATAGCACTAATGGTACAGCAGTTAGTCTTACTGGTAGTGTTGTAAGTTCAGATGATATTTATGTAATCTATTTAGCAAGAGCAGTACAAACAACTGTTCCCCCTGATGGTTCTGTAAGCACAGCAAAGATAGCTAGTAGTGCAGTAGACCTTACATCAAAGGTTACTGGTGTATTGCCAAAAGCTAATGGTGGTACTGGTGCAACAAGCTATGTATTTGTTTATGCTCAAGGAACTAGTGGTTATGTTACTGGAAGTACTGGTGACTTTTTACCTTTAACTGCAGTTTATCAATACAAAGGTACTGGTAATTCTGATTATAATACATCAACTTATAAGTATACAGCACCAGTTAATGGCATCTATCAAATAAGTTTGAAATTAATTGTGTCAGAAAACAGTGTATCTACTCATTATGATTTAAATGTTGATGGAACAAATGAGTTTGTTTTTACTTGGAGCAATGACAGAAATGCTAGTAGTTCTACATCTTTTTACTTAAATGCAGGGCAAGTTGTTGGTTTTAGAAATGGTAGTAATGCAGGGTATTATAGACATTCTGCAACTATGCCAAGTAATGACCATTATACAGTAGCCTCATTTTGTTTGTTAAGGGAGTTATAGAGAATGGCATTAAGTAAAATTCAAGCTGAGTCAATGAACCTAGCAGATACCTATGCATTTAGTGGAACTGTAAGTGGTAGTGGCATGGACTTGCTATTAAATGACACTATATCAAGTTCTACAGCTAATTATATCATTTCATCTACATACATCAATGGAAGTTACGATAGCTACCATTTAGATGCTACTTTTTTAGGTACTTTAGATGGTAGATATTTTTATGGCGAAGTTTATGTTGGTGGTTCACTAATAACTTCTTCAAGTTATGCATATGAAGTTCAAGTACTTGGAGCTGCTTATTCATCAGGAGGTTTTAACAGTAATGGAGATTCTGTATTAAACGTATTTGATACTGCAGGTGCAGGAAATGCTGATGGAGAGGGAATAACTATAAGTGCAACATATCAAAACACAAATAGTATACTTAAACCTTTTTGTTCATCAGGATTCGTAAGTCATTTTAATACATCTGGAAATCACGAGGGTTATGCATTTACTGGCACAATGACAGTTGCTAATAGAGCATCAGTTGTAAATGGTTTGAGGTTTCGTTTTAGTGGTGGAGATATAGCTAGTGGCACAGTTAAATTATACGGATTAAGGAAGTAACATGGCAAATAAAAACACAATGGTTGATGGTCAGTTACGAGAAATGACTGATGCAGAACAAAAAGAGTATGATGACAGAAATACTGCATGGGATAATGATGCACCTAACAGACGTATGGCAGACCTACGAAGACAAAGAGATGCTCTACTAGTTGAAACAGATTACATGGGTAACTCTGATGTAACAATGTCTGCTAAATGGAAAACATACAGACAAGCATTGAGAGATATAACAAGTCAAACACCAACAGATGATAAGTTAAGTAACATTACTTTTCCAACGAAACCAACGGAGTAAGCCATGCCATTCATAGGTAATCAGCCAACATCAGGTAGGTTTATAGAGCTAGATAGTCTTACAGCTAGTGCAACAGATGACTATACATTACAGCTTAATGGTGCAAACTTTTCTCCTGAGAGTGTGAACAATCTACTAGTCAGTATCAATGGTGTTATCCAAGGTAGTTCAACCATGTCTTTGAATGGTGCAGTCTTAACTGTAGGTGCTACGTTATCATCTTCAGATACGATTGATTTTGTCAGGGTGTTTGGCAATGTAGGTACTGTGTCAACTCCTACTGATGGAAGTGTGACTGCTAATAAGATTGGTACTGGTGCAGTAGATTTAACTAGCAAAGTAAGTGGAGTTCTTCCAGTAGCTAATGGTGGTACTGGGTCAAGTAGTGCATCAGAAATTAATAGTGTAATAGAAACATTTTACTACCATACTGGAGACATTACAGAGGGTAATAACCACGATTTAGATTTAGTTTGGACAAGATTAACTTCTAATGGAACTGCAAATAAAAATGGTGGCATGAGTGCATCAAGTGGTCATTGGACATTTCCCTCAACTGGCATTTGGAATGTAACATTAAGTTTTGCTTTTTATGAACCTGATACAGCTAGAAATTCTAGTGGTGTTTTAATAATGCACTCTACAGATAGTGGAAGTAATTTTACAGCGACACATGGTGGGTATCAAAATAGTAGGGCATCAGGCTCTCATGGTCATATTGTTTTAACTCATATTTTTAATGTTACAAACGCCTCTACTACTAGAATACTTTTTCGTATTTCAAGTGGTGGTAATTTATCTGTAAGAGGTGGAGCAGATTGGAACACAACAAAAGCACAATTCATTAAACTTTGTCCGTCAGTATAGGAGCATAGAATGGCATTAACAAAACTAAACTCAGCAAGTGTCATTGATAGACTTCCAACTGGTAGTGTGATACAGACTGTTTTAAAACAATTTGCTACTGGTGGTAACTCAACTAGTAGTAGTTATGTAAGTACTGGTTTCTTTGGACAAATAACACCTATTTTTTCTAATAGTAAAATACTTGTAATCCCAAGTTTTACAACAACTCATATTGGAAACAATGCTCATGCTATTTTTACTATGTATAGAGATATTACAAGTTCAACTGATCTTAACACAGCTATTAGTGGTGGAACTGATTTAACAACTGTTAGTGGTGGTTTTGGTATGGGAAGTAACTATGAAAATGGTGGAGGTAATAATAATAATATGACTACAAGTGTCTTAAACTTAGCAGACACAACTAACCAAATAACATACACAATAGCTTATAAAACTTATAATGGTGGAACAGCTTATGTCTTACCTAATAGTAATTATGCTTCGTTTCTTATGCAGGAGATTAAACAGTAATGGTCAAAGCATCTGAAGTCAAAGCACAGATAGATACACATGAGGCAGTATGTGCTGAGAGGTGGAAAGAGACTATACTTCGCATCAAGAGAATAGAAACTATTATGATTGGTACAGCAGGCACAATGATACTAATGATGGCAGGCTTACTACTGAGGTGACACTATGCTTGAAATGCTAATGGT